GTTGGAAAGGACCGCCGTTGTAGAGCCATTCATCAAGTGAATTAGCTTCCCAAATTGGGTAGAGGTGTAGTCCGATGGCATTGCTGCTCGGAACGACGGCTCCCGATATGATGTTGTTTCCATACATTAAACTCCCAGCTACGGGCTCTCGGATGCCATCAATATCGAGGGGGAGCCGCGATGAATGCGATGATAAAACATGTAGCAGCGGCCACCAGAGTAGGAATCATAAGGACTCCAAAGTGGCCAATATAAAGACGATTGTCTGTGCTGGTTACCCAGCTCAAGTAAGAGTCCCAGATATTAGTCCGGGACTTAGAGGCTACTAGAGTAGTAGTCATGTGTAGTTAGTTAAGACGTGTTACATTAACTCGTCCAACTCCAGAGGCAGTGAGACCGATAGCATCAGCCGCACCTTTACTGAGATCAAGGCTCCTACCATGAATGTAGGGTCCACGATCATTGACCGTCACCACGGCACACCTCTTTAAGCACACCTTCAAACGTGTACCAAAGGGGAGTGTCTTGTGCGCTGCAGTAAGGCCGTTTTGATTGTATCGTGATCCACTCGCAGTAAGGTTCCCATGAAAGCCGGGACCATACCAAGAGCTAATCACTGACAGAGTAGTTAGAAGAGGAATCATAATAAGATAGCAAGGAACGTTTATATTTCCATCTACTCATTAAAGAGGCCCAGCACTACTCGCTAGGGGCTAAGCCTCTATCGATCAATAATCCTTCTTCTTGGAAGGCATTTTAACAGGCTTACCAGTTTTAGCGGCTGCCTTCTTAGCTGCTGCTTTACCAGCAGGAGTATAAGGATACTCTTTGTTTCCGACTTTAGGCATGATAGTTACTTCTTTTTAGCAGTTTTAGCTGACTTCCTGAATTGAGCAGCAGTAGGAGCACCAGGTGAACCAGGCTTCCTCATCTTCTCATCAGAACCAGCTTTAATACGCATACGCTTAGCGTGAATGTTAGCGTACAAACCAGGCTTAGCCATTTAACATTTCCATTTACGGAGGGCTAGTGCTTTGCGAGTAGGTCTACCCTTCTCGTCTTTCATTGGCCCCTTCACGCCACCCATACGGGCACAGAAGGAACGCTTACGTGGCCCTCCTTCAGGCTGTGGAGCCTTGAGGTTAGAGCCAGTAGCCTTGTTATATTTGGCACGACCAGCAGCTGTGAGGCCGCCAGTACGTGACTTGTGTACACCAATCTTTAGGCTGACGTTACTTTTTCTTTCCGCCATTACCTTTGTGTCCTTTGCTTCCGCAAGCCATTAGAATACTCCAGGGATAATTTGACCAGTTACGATATAAGCACCAATAGCAGCCACGAAGCCAAGCATAGCAAGGCGACCGTTGAGGAGTTCAGCACGCTCATTGTGAGGCACAGTGTAGGATTCGTCAGTGTACATGGTGGGTTCTTTAGCGAAGATGTTAGTGTCGTTCATCAAAAATTAATGTTAGAGCGTTCCAGTTTATCGGCTACATCAGCACGATAGGCTGGATCCTTATCGTAACGTGGGTCACTCATAGCTGCCACTAGTTCAGCTTGTGAACGGAAGCCATCACCAGTATTACGTGGTGCACTGCCAGTAAGCATCTCACCATCATACCCTACAGCATCTTGGTAACGTGCATTAAGAGCCTGAGCAGCAAAGAACATAGCAAGAGGATCACCACGATCCATCACTGCATCATACATTGCTACTTCTTGTTCAGATAGGTTCTGACCAGCCCATTGAATCATGCTCTGGTATTCATCAGAGCCACCAACTGCTTGTTGGATCTGTTCAATGTCAGCCTCTGTAGCTTGAGGAGTGCTTTGCTGTTGAGCCTGTTGATTAGTAAGGAACATGTTAGCTACATCAACAGGGTCCATACCCTCCACCTTACCAACAACTTCAGGGTCCCATTCACCAGTACGGTAGGACTCCATGATTGTTTCATACAGGTCACCACCTTCCTCGGTAGGTGCCTCCTCCTCTTCCTGCGGTGCTTCCTCTACCTCAGGTTCTTCCTTACCACTGAGGCGCTTCTGTAGCTCAAGGTAGCCACGCTCTAGCTCCTCTGCTGATCGGTACTTACCAGCCAGCAGTTCATTCTCTTGCTCAGCTAGACGTTCACCAACTTCCAGAGAATCAAGTTCTTCAGCAGAGAGTTCACCCTCTACTTGCTCATACGGATTAAGTGTAATTTCGTTTGCCATTTGCTGTGATAACGGTTAGATTTCCAAGACCTACTGTCTTGACAAAATCGGGGGAACGACCGATGGTGGGTTCACCAATCTTAGTACGCTTCATGTAAGGCGTATCTTCAGTATTGGTTTGATCATCAACTGTGTCAACCGAAGGGACTTCCTCCGGGGATGTTTGCTTCTTGTTCGATCTCTGGGATCTCGTTGGTGTCTGTTTGTCCATTTAAACCATTTAATAGTTCAGGATTCTTTGAAGGATCCATCAGTGGAGCTTTAGCCATGTTAGGAGCTTGCTTCAGTAGCTCCATCTCTTGTGCTTGTTGCTGTGCTTGACCTTGTTCCTGTTGGACTTGAGCCA